TGCTCGATGTTGCCGTTGCCACCTATCCATACAGGGATCTGCTTCATTGTGTAACCTCCTTAGATTTGGTTGAGTCGGTCTTTCGCCGGCTCGGGTGCTTTTTTAGCGGGCGCCTGCTGCAGCGCCTTGTACTCTCCCAGGTCTCTGGCCTGGATCCGGTCAAGGAGCAGCTGCCGCTCCCTGTCCCAGAGCTTGCGCTCCTGCACGTGCAGGACCATGACTCCGAGAGCCGCGGCCCATGCCATCATGATACTTACGATCTCGATCATATCTGCTTGAAACCTCCTTTGCGTTTGCCTCTGACAAGCTTGTCCAGGTGATCATCCACCCGGCGCGCCAGGGCCTCTTCGTGGTCCTGTGGCGGTCCTGGTGGCGGATCCTGGTGGTGGGTGTAGTAGATCAGTCGGTTGAGGGCCTGCGTGGTGCTGTCGACGTCGTCATCGTGCGCCCCGTTAGGAAAAGCGCAGAGTTCGTCTACGTACTCGACCACCCAGGGGGCGATCTCAGCATCCGGCAGGATCACGTTGCCTGCCTCGAAGGCCGGAGACACGGCGTTGGCCCTGACCACCTTGCCTCCCTCAGGGTTGACGGGGACCAGCCCGGGGACCTTGGTCTGCAGGACCTGGATCACCGCCGGCCCGTTGGCCTTGTCCTCCACCAGCTTGAGGAGGGCCTGGGGCCACTTTTCGGACATGGACCAGACCGCCTGCAGGGTCCCCGGCAGGTCCAGCCGCTCCTTGAGACGGTCCAGAAGGTAGTAGGTGGAGCCCACACGCCCCCACACGGTCCCGGACACGAAGTCGCTGCCGTCGCTGTCCTTAAAGGAGCAGTCCCAGGACTGCAGGACCTCGTCGAAGTAGTCCGGCCGGGTGCTGTAGTAGCGCATCCAGGCCCGCTTGAAGAGCTCTCCCTCGGAGGCCGTGGGTCTCCCTTGAAAGAGACTGGTCCAGGCCCGCTTGCCTTTTTGGGACATGTAGACCGGCTTAAAGTCGGCCAGCCAGGCCTTGTCCTTGCCCAGCTGCACGCCCAGGGTCTCCCCAGGCTCTCGGAAGAGAGGATCCTCCACGCCTTCCTCCGCCTCGCAGGAGAGGTTAAGGTAGTAGAAGCGATCACCCTCGTGCTCCTCCATCCACGCGATCAGGTCAGCCTCGTGCCAGCGGGTCATGATCACGATGGTCTTGGCCCAGGCAGCGAGACGGGTCCGGACCGAGTTGAGCCACTCATCGACGACCCGCTCCCTGTAGACCTCGGACTCCGCCTCCTGGCGATTTTTGACCGGATCATCGATGATGATCAGGTCGCCCGGGTTGCCTGTGATGGCGCCCCCGAGACCCCGGCTCAGCATGGAGCCGATGCCATTGTCCAGCTCCCACTCATCCTGGGCGCTGGTGGTCTTGGAGACCCTGATGCCGAAGAGGTCTTCCCCGAACCGCTGGATCTTTTCTTTGTTCCGGCGGCCGAACTTCCGCGCGAAGTCCTCACTATAAGAGATCTCGATTACCCGGCTCTCCGGGTGTTTACCCAAATACCAGGATGGCAGCGTCTCCGTGATGCTCATGCTCTTGCCGTGCTGCGGGGGAAAAGAGATCCCCAGGATCATGACCTCCCGGCCTCCCTTTAAGAGCTTACCCTCTAAAAAATCCTGGACCAGGTTGAGCGTGTAGATCAGGTAGTCAGCCTCCAGCCAGCGGCCCTCGTGTACCAGCTTGACGTACTCCCAGTAGCGCTTTCGAGCCAGGGCGTAGCGGACCTCAGTCAAGGAGGGGATCTGTGTCACTGCCGGCCTCCAGGATCTCTCTGATCTTGCGCAGCTGCTCCTCTGTCAGGTCATCCGCGCTGTGCTTGATCATGTGCACCGGGTTGTCAGACTGCCCGCCGAGGTTGATGTCCTGCTTCGACCTGTACTCATCCCCCTCGATCAAGGTATTGTTCGTCAGCGCGAACTGGACCCCATTATTGTTGCCGAGTCGCTGCAGCTTGGACTCCCACTGCGCCTGGATCTTAGCCCGCGCGGTGTTGAGGATGGGAGCAAATTCGTCCCGCCCCCGGTAGTTGATAAGCGCCTGCCGGCCGGACAGACCGACAGCCAGGGCCAGGCCGGTCCAGGTGTAAGGCTCCGGCTCCGGAACCGTCATGATCTGGGCATCCTTGCCCGTCCCGACCAGCTTGCGGACCGTGTGCTCATCGCAGCTCTTAAAGTAAGAGTCAACCAGCGCTTGCAGCTCTTCAGGTGTCTGGATCTTGTAGATCCCTGTAGAGCCGCGCGAGTTGATAAACTGCGGCGTCGCTATCCCAGCCCCAGGTGGCTTCCTTTTTTCAGCCATAATAAGATGCCTCCTTTCTGGCCTCCATTGTAGCACTGACAAGGCTTTTCAGCCGCAACGGAAACTTTTTTGAAAAAAAGTGTTGACGCATTTTGCGTCATGTGATATGCTTTTTTCAGAGGCACCACCACTACAAGGACTGTTCGCACGAACAGCGAACATGAAAGGAGAATAAAAATGAATAGAGTGGAAAACCTGAAAAGGATGCACGAAGAGATGATGATGGAAAACGATGAGAGAGCGTATGACATATGGTGCGTGTTCGGCGTCCCAGACGAGGCCGATGAAGAGGACTACACCGACATCGCCAGCGACGATGAGGCATACGAAGAGGTCTTGGACCTATACGCCGAGATCAAAGAAAAAATTAAAGAGTGGGAACAAGAAGACTAGAACACAAAGGACCGGCGGCCTTCGGGCCGCCATGAAAGGAGATCCTAAAATGAAAATGAAGAGATATGAACCCCGAAGCCTGTCACCGTTGGCCTGTGAGGCTTACAGTAACTGCGGATACGACATCTACACCGATGGCGTAGACTACGAGATCCGCGACGGCGGCGACGTCGTCCGCGGAGAATTGACACTGGAAGAAGTCGACGAATGGTTCGTCGATGAGTTTGACCGCATGCCGGAGAACATCCACTGGATGGATGACGATCAGCTCCTCCGGACCAACAATGCCAGTCAGGACTGGGACTGGGAGCTGCTCAACGAGATCATCCGGCGCGCAAGCGTCTGGGCCCCGGACCTTGAAAAGGCCTGGGAAGAGGACAAGTCCTTCGATGAGGCCCTCCTCATCGAGGCGTATGATATTTTAGATCATGGATATGGCAAAGTGATCAACTTGTCGGGGACGGACATCGACTTTGAAGCCGCCGCCCAGTTTATGGACGACGAGATCCGTGAGGACCTTCACGACAAACTGGCGCCTTGCACAGATCAAACCTTCTTCACCGACTATGAGAAAGCTCATTGGCAAAAATTCGACGAGATGTGGGAGATGTCCAAGTCGAATCCGACTTGGTAGAAAAGGACCGGCGGGGCTTAGACCCCGCCAAGAAAGGGGAAAGTGAAAATGATAAAAATTTACGAAACCAAAGAGGTCTTCGACCTCTACTAGGTCAAAAACTTGTCACCCGCAGACTGGCGGGGACCAGGTATCGCCACCACCGAAGAAGGCTTTGCCTTCTATCACGGTCCGTGGTGGATGGTCAATCTTAATAAATTTTTCTGGCGGGTGACCCCCCACCGGAAAGGCAAAAAAAATAAGAGGGTTTAATCCCTCTTTTTTTTTGTGTTCACAGTGTCTTTTTTTTAATGCGCTTGATCTTTTTGGCGATGCAGCCGACGCTGCACAGGTGCTTGTCCGCCATCTGGCGATAGGTCAGCCCCTCCCTCAGATCCTCCATCAAGACATTGTCAGGGAGGACGTACTCCCCCTGGCGCCAGCGCTCCGCATGGATCCGCCGATAGACCTGGTAGCGGCTCAGTCCTGCCTCCTGGGCGATATCATCCAGGGTCAGGCCCTGACGCCACCGATAAAGCATCTGGCTAGGCTTCATAGGATCCACCTCACCGCGTCGATGACGTCCGCTTGTAGGGCGTCTTTTTTCTTGAGGATTCTCACGACCTGCTCATCCACGGTCCCCTCGGCGATGAGATGGTGGATCACCACGTGATCCCGGCGCTGTCCCTGCCTCAAGATCCTGGCGTTGGCCTGCTGGTACCACTCCAGGTTATACGGGAGGCCGTACCAGATGACGATGTTGCCACCCCCCTGGAGGTTGAGACCGTGGCCGGCCGATGCCGGATGGGCGTACATCACGGGGATCTCACCCCGGTTCCAGGCCTCTATATGCCCCGTGGTGGAGAGTTTGACCCCCGGCAGTACTTCGGCATCATGAACGTAAGAATAAAACACCAGGACCGGATTCTGGGCGTCAGCGATGATCTCCTTGAGGGCTTCGAGCTTGGCCCGATGGACCTCACGGACCACCCCCTCCTCATCGTACACCCGGCCGTTGGCCATCTGAAGGAGCTTGCCGATCACCGTCGCAGGGGATCCCGCAGTCACAAGGCCCCCCTGGAGCGCCAGAACCGCCTCCTGCTCCATCTTTTTATAGGCCGCCAGGGCTTTGGTCTGCAGGGCCACCTTGACCTCCACGTCGAGGCGCTCAGGCATCCTCAGCCAGTCCTCCGCCCTCAGACTGATGGCCCGGTCCGCCACCTTGGCCATGACCTCCTCAAAAGCCCCTGGCTTGGGCCTATAGGAGACCACCAGATCCCGTCCCCCCTGGTAAATCCGCTTGTCCGGGTCCAGATATCGGGACCGGAATTTAGTGACGCCGTCCTCCAGACGGGCCCCCTGATCCAGGAGGTAGACCTGGGCCCACAGGTCCTCCAGCCCCTTGGGACTTGGCGTCCCGGTCAGCTCGATGATCTGGCAGCCGCTCCGGGCGACCCGGGCCATGGCCTTGAACCAGGCCCCACTGGGATTTTTATAAGCGGACGACTCATCCAGGACCACCAGGTCGAAGGGCCAGGGGATCCTCCACGACCACCGCTTGGACTTGGTGGTGGTGTACTGGTCGAAGAGCCAAGGCAAGTTGTTGCGGCACATCACGTAGACGTCGGCGTCCTCCTGCAGCCGGACCCACCGCTCCTGAGGGCCCCCGGACACCACCACCAGCTTGAGATCCTCCAGGTGATCCCACTTCCCGACCTCGGCGGGCCAGGTGTTTTCAGCCACGAATTTCGGGGCCAGGACCAGGGCCCTGGTCGGCAGGGCCTGGTCATAGATCCGTCGCTCGATGGCGGTCAGAACCGTGGCCGTCTTGCCGAGTCCCATGTCCGCCCAGAGGGCCACGGACTCGCCGGTCTCGATCATCCCGATCATGCGTTCCTGGTAGGGGTGCGGCTTAAATTCCATAACGCTTCTCCACCTCCTCGACAAAGGCCTTGGCCCCTGCCATACCGACAATCAGCCGGTAGTCATAGCCGCCATCCCTGAGACGGCTCCTCCACAGTTTCTGCCTCGCCGACAGTCTGCCTCCCTCGGCCTTGAGTTCGGCGAACACCAAGACCCCAGGAGGTAGGAGGAGAATCCGGTCCGGCACCCCGGTCTCCCCTGGTGACACCCACTTCAGCCAGAAGCCTGGCAGGTGATCTTTCAAGTAGCGGTCCATCTTGCTCTCTTCCATGGTGACAGATGCTCCTTTCCTCTCAAACCCTTGCAAATACTGGGTTACAGCCATTTTGGTGACAGATGTTGGGTCCCAAAAACATCTGTCACCAAATCTGTCACCGGCTACACACCAGTGTTTGCAACAGGTTCAGCGTTTCTGGTGACAGATGACAGATGTTTTTCATTTTTTCTATTTTCTTGCATGTGTGCGCGTGCGTGCGTGCGCGTGCGCGCACGCGTGTATAGGTAATATTTAATAATAATCTGTCATCTGTCACCAACAGGGTTCAAACCCTTGCAAATACTGGGTGACAGATTGGTGACAGATGTGGTGACAGATGTGGGGTTTTATACATCTGTCACCAATTTCAGCCCAATCCAGGCACGTTCCTGCTTGTTTCTTGCTTCTTCCAGCTCCAGGCTGCTCCTTACCTTCTGGGTGAACCTCTTTTTTGAGACGGGATGGAGCCCCTCCTCGAAGCAATAGTTGCGGTAGTGGTCGTACAGATCCGCCTTGGATATCTGCCCTTCAGGGTCCTTGACGACCTCTTCCTTGAGAAAAGCGTAGACGCTGTCGCTGTATACCCTGTAAGCTTCCACCTCTCCGTCTCCTGGGAACTTGCTCATGTTCGCCAGTTTGTTCGCATATTTCACGGCTTTGGCAAACATGCCAGGGAGCTCGTCGAAGAACTTTTTCCTCAAATTCGAATCGTCGAACTTCTTGGGGTAGGTGATCACCACCCATTTCCGATAGAACCCGTCGCTGTTGTCCATGGTCTTCGGCAGCTCATTGGTGGAAAACATCAGTTTTGCCCGCGGTCTTATCATGACGCTGTCCTTGTTCTTGCGCTCCGCCTCCAGACGGTCGCCGGAGGTTAACTGCTTCACGACGCCCTCGCTCTCGAGTAGCTTCGCCGGTAGATCACTTTGGATATTGGCCATCTTCCCGACCACGTTGGCGACGCTGAAGCGATTCGATTCAAGCTTGTGCAGGGAGACATTGGAGACGTTGTCCTGCCCCAGCATCTGGGTGATGAGCTCCAGGGTCGTCCCCTTGCCGTTGCCGCCGCCGCCCAGCAGGATGAAGCTCTTTTCAAAGCGCATCGTCTCCATGAGGGTGTAGGCCGCCATATACCACACCAGCTCGGCATGATCGCCGGCGTACTCCTTAAAGAAGGCGTCGATGAGCGGGCAGGTCGCCTCCGGATCATAGGCCCAGGGCAGCTGGACTGTGGACAGGAAGGCCGGATCATGCGGATCCAGCTCCAGGGTGGACAGGTCCAGGAGTCCGTTCTGGACGTTGAGCCGGTCGCTCGTGCCGAAGGGGTCGATGATCTGGGGCGCCACCGACAGCAGGTAGGCCAGGGCGTCCTTGATCCGGGCGGAGGTGTACTCCACGTCCATGGCCTCGGCCGTGACCCGGTTGAAGTGGGTCTCCCCAGGGACGTACCGGCCGTCTTGGTAGCGATAGAGCTGGCCCCCGAAGGTGGCCACCGGCTGGAGCCCCGCGTACCAGTCCCCGACGAACTTCGGGGTATAGGTGAGCCGGCGCGTCTTGGCGTCCAGCCGGAAGAACATGGTCACGGGGTCCGCGGTGCCGGTCTCGAGGAAAACCTCGGCAGCGGTGCCCCGCTCCTTCTCGAGCTCCTCCGTCACCGCCGGGTCCTCATCCGCCAGCAGGTACATCCGGGAGGTGTCCTCCTCACCGAAGAGGTGGATCCTTACCAGGTCCCAGGCGTTGACGACGCGTCCCTGGACCGGGTCGGTGCCGTGGTGAGAGATGGCGTGGACGCCCCCGTCCAGGAGGTGCAGGCCGTTGGAGGCGGTCCCCTCCGCCCAGGTGTAGCGGTCCGGGGTCGACCCCGGCGTGTAGCGGTCGCTCAGGTAGGTGTCGATGGCGGAGACGATGTCGTGGGCCCGGCAGAAGGCGCCGATGATGCC